TTTGGGGCGGCATGTGCCGAAGGCTCAACAATCTCAACCAGTACATTTCCTTGATATGTACTATGCTAGGTGACAACAAATGGCAAAAACTACTGCCCGGCCGAAGGCCAAAAAAATCACTATGGTGGGGCGCGGTGCCTCTCCCACCGCTAGCAGGGTTTACCCTGCTGCTCCACAATTCGCCATTACCTCCCGATCGCAAAACCGTAGGCGCAACGTAGTTGTGCCTGACCTGGTCATGGTTGATCGGCGAGTCTTCTCTCCGTTGTCACCTGACGCCGAGCCTGCAAGGCGTCTTAGCGGTCATCCCGCCCGGGTGATCGCTCCCCCTGTCAAAAAGCCTCTTAAAACGCCCTCTGGGGTCGTATACAGGGGCTTTTCTCCCTCCGCCCTCCTGTTCCAACGTCCTGAAGGTGTTCAGGTCTGTGTTCAACGTGGTGTCCGCAAAGAAGTTATGCACGCTAAAGGCATTGCTGGTAAACGCGGACTAGGGCGGCCTACCCTCACTAAATTTAGCAAAATAAGGTGTAAATGATGGGACCTTTCTCACTTGCCGGCCTTGCCGGTATCGGTTCAATGTTAGGAGATCTCTTCGGTGACGATGATGGCAGCGATTATCAGCAACGTCTTCAAATGGATACGCAACGGGAGTTTGCTCAAAACGGTATCCGTTGGCGTGTCGAAGATGCTAAGGCGGCCGGTCTTCATCCGCTGGCTGCTATTGGCGCTGCTGGCGCTTCTTATTCTCCTGTCATCTCTGCTGGCGGGGATTCTCTGGGTGATCGCCTTGGCGGTGTGCGTGACTCTCTGATGCAAATGGGGCAAAACACCAAACGCGCTGAGGTGGCTACCATGACGCCTTACGAGAAGGAAATGGAGCAGCTCTCACTCGAACGTGCTCATCTGCAAAATCGCCTCCTGGAAGGTCAAATCCAAAACGAATGGGCTGCTCTGATGGGCTCACCGCCCACTCCCTCGATGCCCGCTGCCATTGCTCCCCGTCCGGTTCTCCGCTCGCTTCCCTCGGGCGCCAAGGTCGGTGCTACTGGCCAAGTCAGTGCTGTTCCCTCTCAATCAATCTCGTCCGCTCCTAACGATGGCGGACTAGAAGCCGGTGGTACCCCTGGCTTCAAAGACTTTGGAGTGTCCCCAAATGTCCGCATCGAACTTCCCAACCAACAACTTTCAGAAAGTCTTGAAGGCATGGGCGTGGCTGGTCACCTTCTTGGCCCTGTGCTCTCTGCTATCCGTCAGGGTGATCTCTTTTTCAATGGAAAAGACAAACCCTCCTCAAAACTCCTCCCGCCTGGTTACAAGTGGGAGTGGTCCATCACCCGTCAAGGGTGGTTCCCCGTCGGGGGCGACATGCCGTCGTCCTTCCGATACAACCCCACCGGCCTTCGTGGCCGAAACTAAGGAGTAATGAAAATGGCTTATCGTCGTCGTCGTGGTCCTGGTCGTCGTCGTCGTGGACGCCGGATGACTGGTCGCCGGTCCCCCGTTCGCCGTATCGGCTACCGGATGTGATCTGTGCTGTGCAAAAACCCGTATGTGAAGGGCATCGTTCCGTACCCCTGTGGAAGATGCCCGGCATGCCTTTCAAACCGCCGTAGGCTATGGACTCATCGCATCATGCTTGAATCCCAGTCTCACGAATACAACTCCTTTGTCACACTCACTTATGATCAAAAAAATCTCCCCGAGGATGGTTCGGTTAATCCGGTCCACACTCAAAAATGGCTCAAGCGTCTACGCGCTGAAATTGGGCAGGTTCGCTTTTTCCTTGTCGGTGAATATGGCGGGCGTTACAAGCGGCCTCATTATCACGCTGCGCTATTCGGGTTCGGGCACTGTCCCGACAAAGACGCGCAACTCACCAGGCGTGGGTGCTCGTGCCCAGTTTGCTCTACCCTCCGTAAAACGTGGTCACTCGGGACCTGTAATTCTGGAGAACTCAACGCCGCATCTGCCCGGTACATCGGTGGGTACATTCAAAAGCGAATGACGAAAGCTGAAGATGAACGTCTTGGTGGCCACCATCCTGAGTTTGCTCGTATGTCTTTGCGCCCTGGGCTCGGAGCTTATGCCGTTTCTTCAATGGCTGATGTGCTTACTAGCTCCTCTGGAGCAAGAACTATTGCCCACCTGGGTGATGTCCCTATGGCCCTTCGTTCCGAGGGAAAACTGCTACCTCTTGGGCGCTATCTCCGGCGCAAACTCCGCGAGGAGTTGGGCTTCGCCGAAACTGGTGGGCAAGCTAAACCGCAGGCCGAAACGCTTGCGGAAATGTCTGCTCTGTATGAAGCTGCGGGCTCTCGTTCGCAGTATCTCTCGTCAAAGCCGTTCATCGAGCGGCAAAAAATCCTTCAACTAGAAGGCAAACTAAAAATCTGGAACAAAAATGAAACGCTCTAAATTTTCACTCTCAAATTACAAACTTCTCACCTGCGACATGGGTGAGCTCGTCCCCTGTGGTCTCACTGAGGTGTTACCCGGCGATACGATCCAACAAGCTACCTCGCTTCTTGTCCGCGTGTCTCCCCTGGCTGCGCCTGTCATGCACCCGGTCCACGTTCGCGTGCATCATTGGTACGTTCCTCACCGTCTGGTTTGGGAAGACTTCGAAGACTTCATTACCGGAGGGCCTGATGGTCTCAATGCTTCCGTGTTCCCGACTGTTTCGTCGGGTGGTGGTTTTGCTGTTGGTTCTTTGGCTGACTATCTCGGTGTTCCTACTGGCGTTGCCAGTACAAATGTCTCCGCTCTGCCTTTCCGCGGATACGCAAAAATCTGGAACGAGTTCTATCGGGACCAGGACCTTGAAACCGAACTGACCATCGACATTACGTCCGGTGCCGACACTACGACAAACACCACGTTGCAAAACGCTGATTGGGAAAAGGACTACTTCACGACGTGTCGTCCCTGGGCACAAAAGGGTCCGTCGATCTCTCTGCCTCTTGGTTCTTCTGCTCCAGTCATTGGTAACTCCAAGGTGATCGGCCTCAACGATGGCACTACGAACTTCGGTCTTCGTGGCGACGCTGGTGGTATGCTCTATTCGTCCAGTGCTCAATTCAATACGAATAAGGGCGCTGCGGCTGGTGCTGTTACTAACTCCCTTCGGGGTGTCGGTCTTGCTCTCACCAATTCGGGCATGCTGGCCGATCTGTCGACCGCTACCGCTGCAACCATCAATGATCTGCGCGAGGCTTTCGCGCTCCAACGCTATGAGGAAAACCGGGCTCGGTACGGCTCTCGCTTCACTGAATACCTGGCTGCTGCCTTTGGCGTTCGTTCTTCTGACGCTCGCCTGCAACGTCCTGAATACCTCGGTGGTGGTAAGCAGGTAATCCAATTCTCGGAAGTCCTGCAAACTGCTCCCAATGCTGCAGGTGATCTGGGTGTCGGTGAACTTACCGGGCATGGTATCGGTGCTGTCCGTTCAAACCGCTATCGCAAGTTCTTCGAGGAACATGGCTATGTCTACACTTTCCTACAGGTTCAACCCAAAACGATGTACGCCCAAGGGCTACCGCGCACTTGGAATCGTCGGATCAAAGAGGATTTCTTCCAGCGTGAACTGCAGCATGTCGGCCAGCAGGAAGTCCTCAATAAAGAGCTGTACGCAGCTCACGCAACTCCTGAAGGTACGTTCGGGTACCAGGACCGTTACGACGAATATCGCCGCACTGAATCGTCGATCGGTGGTGAGTTTCGAACCACCCTTGACTACTGGCACATGGCCCGGCTATTTGCGTCGGACCCGGCTCTCAATGCAACCTTTGTTAAATCAAACCCTACGAAGCGGATTAATCAGGTCCAGAACGCCGACGTTCTTTGGGTCATGGCAAACCACTCTGTCCAGGCGCGTCGCGTCATTGCTCCTATCGGGTCTTCATTCATTGCCTGACCGGCATCCACTTTTACAACCAAGGATTTATCATGAATATCAAAGCTGATCGCACGCCTCCTCATATCCGTTACGAGCATCCTGACCCCAACCCTGTTGAGGCTCCTGTACGTCCTGGACCTGCTCCAAATACGCTTGCCAAGCTTCTCGCCGCAAACCGGCTTGCTGCTGCTCAAGCGCTTGCTCAGGAAAACATTGAGGAAACTTTCGAAGAAGCTGACGACTTCGACGTCGATGACTTTCAAGGGGCTCTCGAATATGCCAAAACCAAATGGGAAATCGCTGCTGACGCAGCCCTCCTCACTCCCGCTGAACTTTTCGAACGTGTCTACGGTATCCCACACAGTCAAGCCTTCCCGGAACCTATCCCCCCGGCTCCTTTGGTCCCTGGAACGCCTGCACCTCCTGTTCCCGGACCTATCAACGGAAACAATCCAAATCTGGCTCAGTAAACCAAGCCATCGACGTAAACCCCTCCCTCCTGATAAACATAAGGGTTTACCCTAACTACAACGCCTCTGAATGCCGCCCCCTTTTGGGGCGGCATGTGCCGAAGGCTCAACAATCTCAACCAGTACATTTCCTTGATATGTACTATGCTAGGTGACAACAAATGGCAAAAACTACTGCCCGGCCGAAGGCCAAAAAAATCACT